ATGATAATTACAATTTTATTATTAGTATTAATCGTTAATTTACTAGAAGCCCTATACTTAAGCATAAAGTGCTGGGAGTTGAAAAAAAGAAATGCGGCAGATAAAGAATACAAAAAAATGGTAGACAAAGTAGCGCCATTGATGTGGGTAACTCTCGTTATATCAATAATTGTATTGGTTATATCATGGATTATTAGCTAATTTTAAAAGCATAACGAAATTAATGCTTTATTCCAATTGCTTTATTGACGTTGAGCCTCGGAACCCTTAACAAACCCAAAACTTGTCGAATGGTCGGCTTAATAGCTCACGCTATGTCAACATTCGTCAACAAGTTTAGTTAAAGGTTCTTCTCAACATCAATAAATTTTCTCGGCACAACTACGTGTTCTACCTCTTTTTATTCTTCTTATTTTTTTCATTTACAGAAATTATAATTGGTAACAGAACACAACAAATAGAAATTATCAAAAACAAACTAAGATTCATAAAAAAACTCCTTTTTTAAAATATTTTATTACAAGAGTTATTAAATTTTAAATACCCTTATTTGCAATTTTAAGATACTTTTTAGAGCATTTAGAGAGTTTCATATATATTTTTATTTAATGGCTCTTAAAAAGCAAATAAAAGCTAATTTTAAAAATCAGAAAAAACAAACCTTTACTTTAGATACTAACAAATTAAACTCTTTTTTATGAGGAATAGCTTTGATTACATAAAAAAAGACCAGATGAATTAACATCTGGTAACCGGGATTTCACCGGGAACGAGCTACTTGTTAAAGTAGAAAGCGGGATTTCACCGCGAATTATTATATTAAATATACCAGATATTACTTTTAAATTAAACTTTTTATAAACCTAATCTTTGTTTGCTTATCAATTTCTCCTTAATCCTCTTCTGGCACATCATCAATAAATATTGGTGTAGTAATTTCTACCTCTTGCTTATCCGTCCACATGCGATAACGTTTGCCTAATAACTCTGCTGCTTTTATTCTGTCTTTGGCACTAGGTTGTATTGTTTGGATTTCTTGCATACCGTCGCCCACATATACCAATATTTCTTCTTTTTCTTCCGCTCTAAGCACTCGTGTTAAATAACGCATGATCTCATCAGCTTCTGCTATACTTTCTTTTTGAATAATTTCTAAATTGTCATCTATATATTGATTTATTCCGACATTTTCCAACATCTTATGGCTTCTAGCCTTTGCATACTTTTCGCTATAACCCGCATTTACTGCCGATTGATAAGCGTTTCCAGTTCGAATGTACTCATCTGCGAATTGTTTTTGTTTTAGCGTTAATGACTTCATTTTATCCCTCCTAACAATTATTGCCTACTTTATTAATCTTGTTAAATAACGCATAACTCCGTATTTCTCGGTCATATTATCATTCTTTATTTCTTCTAAACGCTCATGTATATAGGATTTCACACTAATATTTTCCAATAATTTTAAAGCATTATCTCTTGCGTATACTTCGCTATATCCCACTTTTACTGCTGAATAATAAGGATTACCCGTTTCTATATACTCATCTGCAAAACGTCTTTGTTTAGTTGTTAATTTTTTCATATAATACCTCACTAAGCTATAAAATAAGCCCACTATAAAAGTAGGCTACATTGATTAAATATAAAATGGTTTACGACTATTGACGCTACCCATAAATTCAGTTGGTTGTATATTGTTTTTCCTTGTTAATCTATCTATATAATGGCTTAAATTACGTTGATTAAGTATATAACTATTGTTATGTTCTTCTAGTTTCTGTTCTGCTTGTTTTAGTTCTTCTTTGAGCTTGTTATAGTGTTGTAAATCGTCGTTATATGTTTCTATATATTCATCACTTAATTTATCGGCTTCTTCTTGCATACTGCTACAATTTTTAATAATGACTTGTTTCAGTGATTGCTTCATAACGCTTAAACGTTTTACTTTTGCTTTGTGTGTCGTTTCTTGTTTATCAATTTTAGTATATAGCTTATCAGCTTTTTCAACTTGGCCACTTACTACTAATTCTTGATAGTCTGCATTAAGTTGATCAATCTTTTCTTTTTCGTTATTTACTTCTTGTTCTAGTACTTGTATATCCTTTTGATAGCTTTCAATATTCTTTTTATGCACTTCAATTTGTTTTAATGTTTTCATTATTAGCCCTCCTACTTGAATAAATCAACATGCTTCGCTATTTCTTCTTGTCGTTGGTTAGCGTCTTTAATACTCATGATTTGTTGGCGTTTCTCATGCTTTTCTAAACTACTTAATTCTTTCTTTTGTTCTTGTGATTGTGCTTTCTCTTTAGCTTCTCGTTCACTATAGTTATATAAAGCTAATCTTTGAGATTCTGATAGTTCTAATGCTTCACTTAATTTATTCATTTCATCATTGTTCATATTGTTTTAACCTCTTTTCGATTGGATTATTTATTAGTGTTCTCGTTATTGTTTTTAAATGGTTATAGGCTTGCTTTCTTTGTTTCAATGGCAAGCAGTAGAGTGCTGCGTCAGTTAATATTTTGAGATTATAACTATCAATATTAAACTCATGACGATCTAACACATAAGATAAGAGTTCATCATTGTTCATCTGTTGAATTAAGTCAATGAATACCCCCATATCTGTATTTCGTTCTTCTTCATGTTCTTTAATTAGTCGCAGCTCTTTCTCTTGATTGAGCGTTAGGCCATAACCATTATTAATCTTTTTCTTTTGTTGTCTTTTTCTTACTTCATCTTTATCCACTAAGTACGCATTAAATGACTTTTTGTTATGTTCTTCTTGTCTTTTCTCTCTTTCAGCTTGGACATAGTTATATAAATCAATTTTAAAGCGTCTCACAAGCTCATTATCACGCACCTTTGCATTTCTGATGTGATTCTTTATAAATATCTGTTCTTGCTTTGTATAGCCTTCTAAAACAGCGTATAAATGATATAGGTTTCTATTGCTCTTTTTCAGATAAGATTCTAACTTTTCTTTTTCTTCGATAATCTGAATGGCTAGATGTTCGATATTCACACTTTCATAATAGAGAATCCCTGTAATGTTATCGCTAGCCATATGTGGCTTATTACGTTCATAGAGTGTTTCAATACCTTCCCTAATACTTTCTGCTTTCTTCTCAATAAACTTTGGATTATATAGCGTAAATAACGTATAATCACTAATCATTTCGATTTCTTCGGCGTCTGTGTCTAGTTGATACGCTTGTTTTAGACTTGCCATACTATGTGTTACTCCTTTCTAAGAAGCGGAACGGGTACAAAGCCCGTTACCACTTATGATTTAAAATCTTTTAATCTATAATCTGTACCATGCATTTTTATAATTTGTGTGTTTTTCATCAAACGACTAAATCTTTTTGCTTTATCGTCATTGTTAGATAGTTCTAATGCTTCACGATTAGTTGTTATGATGTTGCTTTTACCTGTTCTCATATCTGTTAATGAAAATAGTTTTTCATTGCCATAATCGTTTACTGTTGTTCCATAATCATCTATCACAAGCAAATCTACATCTCTAATCATTTGATCTAATTCTTTTTCAGTCATTGCTACATTCTTGTTATAGGTATTTCGATATGCTTTTACTAATTCAGTAACATCTAAGAATAAAGCTGTATAGCCTTTCTTTTTAACTTCTCTTACAACCGACATAGCTAAATGACTTTTGCCTATACCATAACTCCCTTGTAAAAGTAGCGACTTTGGTTGATCTGGTTTAAAGTTAGCTGCATACTTTTGTAGAATCTGCTTAGCTTCTAATAAGTTTTTATTAGTTGGTTTATAATTATCAAATTCAGCTTTTAATAAATCATCATTCATCATGGATTGCTTAAATACTTTTTCAATATTCAAGCGTTTTTGATTTGCTTTGTGTTGGCTTCTGCTTTGTTTTCCTTTCTCAATAGATTCACACTCGCACCCGTTTCTGATTATTTGAATTGTACCGTCTGACTTTCTGAATTTATGATAACTATATATGTTTTTACATTTATCACATTTAAGGTTATATTGTTCTTCAATCAATTCACTACGCATTTTGCTTTTTAAATCAATATCATTAATACTTTTCAAGTAGCTTCCCTCCTAAAATAAATCTGCATATTGAGAGTTATCGAATGTTTTTGTAGATTCAGTTTTGTTTTTACTTGCTTCACGTTGTTTTCTACGTGCTTCTATATCATCAATAGATTTAATACCGTCTTGATACCAACTTTTAAGAATACTGTTAGCATAGCTCCACTTACACACGTTATTTGTTGCTGCTTCTTTTAATGCTTCTATAACGATATTCTCATTACCGTTGAAATCATCTATCCAGTTTTCAATCTGATCCACTACAAATGGTTGAAGTATTCCAAATCCATTTTCTTGGTAAAAGTTGAATACATTACTATAAGAATGTGACGGTGGTTGTTGTTTAGTAGTGCTTGCACTACTACTACTGTTAATTTCTGTATCATAATTATTAGTTAAATCCTTATAGGTATTATTAATATTAGTAGTGTGCCTTTTTCGGTTTTCCGTTTTTCCGTTTTCCGAAAAACCGTTTGCCGATAATCCGTTTTCCGAAAATGGCATTTCGGTTGGCGTTTCATAAACAATATATTCATAACCGTTAAAAACGCCGCTATCTTGTCTTTTTTTACTACGCTTTATATATCCATACTCTATTAATTCATGAATACCAGTATTTATTGACTTAATACCATCTTTCATGTGTTTCTTTATTTCAGCGGTATATATTTGCCAATCATCAGGCCGACTTAGTAAATACAATAAAATACCTTTAGCTTTAGCTGATAATCTATCATCAGTTATAAAACCTTTATGAATGGTTACAAAGTTACCACTCTCTTTTTTGACTCTGTATGTCGTCAATCTTCTGCCCTCCTTTGCTGCTAATTTTTATTAATCTATAAAAAGCCTCTTTCAAATAATTGTGTCCGTAATGTTTTAAAACGCTTGTAACTGATCATCAAATCATTGCATGTTTGTGTAGCGCTAGGAATAAAGTTATCCCCTACATGTGCCATGTAATAGCAGTACAATGCTTTGGCTTCTATACTTATATCTTTGCTAGACATAACACTTTGTGTAATGACGCCATAACCTTTAGAACACTTGATTTTATTAGTCATAAAATGCTATCCTTTCAGTAGTTTATTATTTACCTATATTACATCTATTGGCGTTATCTGTTTCTACTTTGGCTAGTGCGAACAGATGACGCTTTTTCTATTTCTAACTTCATTTCATATTCTTTTCTTTGTGCTTCTATTAATCTTTCATACATAAGTTCAATAGCTTTTTGTTTATTGTTATCTTTCAATAATTCAATAGCTTCCTCGTATGCTTTAGCTTCAAATGAATATGAAGTATATAAAATCACATCTTTCACTTTGTTTACTTTTTTATGATCGTATTTCTTTTTAAATAATTTCATTGTTTTGTTCCTCCTATAGCTCCATATTGAAGCGATTTATTATTTTGAATACTTTCTACTTAAATCTCTTTTCTGTTTCTTAAATGCTGTCTGTATGCTTTATAAAGATATGAATGTTCTTCACTTCTCATATCAAATTTAAGTGCTGCAATCATACTTCCAAATAAGAAAAACACTAACGCATAATGTAATTCAGAATACATATTTAGAAATATAGTAATTACACATATATAAGCGAGCTCATTCAGAAATCTAATCAATTTAAACACCACCTTAAAATTGAATTAATACTATCGTTCAATCACAAATTATTAACATGCGGGACTTAGATAATTTATTTTTTCTGTGATAGTAAAAATTCTTCTACTTCTTTGAGATCATAGTAATAACTGCGACCTTGCTTTCGTTTAGTAAGTCCTAAACGTTCCCACTCGGTAATGTCACTATGTGTACATCTATATAACTTTCTTAATTCTGTTTGTGTAGCCCATCTCTTTTGTTGTTGCTCTATCTTTCGCTGCGCTATCTGTTCGGCAAGTTTTAAGATACCATTTGCTAATTCTAAAGAAGCGGATTCACTTAGTATTGGTTGCTGTTCTGCCATATCCAACCCTCCATTATGAACTTTTTAGAACTAATAATTAAAAAAATATATCTTCCATAGTTATATTTGGAAAATAAGGCAATAATAATTCTTTAAATTTTTTCTTTTCTTCATCGGTAAAGCTAGATTTATTTGTCTCTTTGTTATAGTAACTTTGCTTTGAAATACCTAATTTTTGTCCCATACCTTCTTGCGTCAAATTTAAATAATTTCTATAACCTTTGATTTTATTAATTGTCATTTTAACACCTCTATTCAAAACTTTTTAGAACTTACAAATACATATTATCATCTTACTTTTTACTAAGTCAATATTTTTTTGTACTTTTTAGAACTTTCTATTTAATTTATCACTATTATTTATTATAATTAGTGTTGAGGAGGAAAATTATGTATTCGTATAATAAAGAACAAGTAGGTAAAAGAATCAAATCTATTCGACAACAAAAAGGACTTACTCAAGAATCGTTTGGGGAATTGTTTGGAGCTAGCAAAGGAAATGTAGCAACATGGGAAAAAGGTATTTCTTTACCTAATGCAAGCAGATTAAGAGAGATCGCTGATTTAGTAAGTATAACTGTAGAAGAGTTACTCTATGGAGAATTTGTAGATAATTTTCAATTAGTTAAATTGTTAAATAATAACCCTAATGAACTAGAGATTATGATTAAATCTAATATTAAAGCTTTTTTCAACTTATTAGATGACTTTGAATATTATGAATATACAATCGTTATTCCAAAGTCGCAAAGATTTTATTTTGTTAAATTACAAAATCGAATTTTATTAGCTATTTCATTAGAAAATAAATCCACTTATCAAGAAAAAGATAATAAAGATAAATTAATTAATAGAATGACAGATGTAGTTATGCATAATTTACAAAATGATAATGATTCAATGAATGAAATGTTGTATAAATCTGATATTATAAATAATTTGGTTGCTCTTATAAACTTAGAATCAAAAGAATTTAAAAATATAATTCTCTTTTTAATAGATATTTTAGAAACTATTGGCAAGCAATATCCAAAAATACTTAGTTTCATGTTAAATAGAAAATTAGATATTCTATCAAATGAAATAAATGATTACTTTGTTATTAATAATACTACTAAAAATTCCAAAGAAAATATTGATGATGAAATTTTTGATAAGAATTTAGTAATTGATACAGTAAGTTATGAAAAATATAAATATTTACAAAATCAAATATTTGATTTAAAAAAATATATTAATAAAAATTTCTAACCTTTCCACTCCTGCTTACGAGTTCATACATACTATTACCGCACCAATGAGTAACCACTCTCAAAGGTGTGTTCAATCCAATCAAACGCATGCGGGCAAGTAGAAAGGATTGATTTACAATGATTAAGAAATATAAAAAGAAAGACGGCTCAACGGCGTATATGTTTGTTGCATATCTCGGTGTTGATCCAATTACTCGTAAGCAGAAGCGGACAACAAGACGTGGCTTTAAAACTGAAAGAGAGGCCAAAATTGCAGAAGCTAAGCTACAAACAGAAGTTCAAAGTAAGGGATTTCTAAATAATGATATTACGACTTTTAAGCAAGTATATGAGTTATGGCTAGAGCAATATAAATGCACCGTTAGAGAAAGTACATTTGTTAGAGTTAGTAATATGTTTAAAATAAAAATACTTAAAGAATTTGATAATATGCCTATTCAAAGTATTACTACGCCTTATTGTCAAAAAGTTATAAACTACTGGATAGAAAATTATAAGGATTTTAGAAATATTAAGGTATATGCTGCGAATGTATTTGAATATGCTGTTATGTTGAAAATAATACATGAGAATCCATTTAAATATACTAAATTACCGAAAAGAACAAGAAATAAAGGTAATGAGCATTTAACCTATTATTCTAGTGATGAATTAAAACAATTTCTAGAACTTATTAAAGATGATTTAATGTATTATGCTATGTTTCGACTTTTAGGATTTACAGGTATGCGTAGAGGAGAATTAATGGCTTTAACTTGGGAAGATATAAACTTTAAAAATAAAACAATCAGTATAGATAAAACTGTTACTATTGGACTTAACAGTAAAGAGATTATACAACCTCCTAAAACTCATTCATCTATAAGAGTTATAAGCATTGATGATCGTACTCTTTCAATATTAAAAAATTGGCGTGTAGAACAACGTAAACTTTGTTTAATGCATGGACATAACACAAGTAATAAATCACAATGTTTATTTACAAATTTACGAACAAATAAACGTCTTCAAGTGCAGCACCCCAATAAAGCAATGGATAAAATATGTAAGAAATATAACTTTAAAAAAATTAAAATTCATGGTTTTAGACATACTCATTGTTCATTATTATTTGAAGCGGGCTTATCTATTCAAGAAGTGCAAGACAGACTCGGACATGGCGATATTAATACAACAATGGATGTTTATGCTCATATTACCGAAAAACAACGTGAAAAAGTTGCTGAGAAGTTTGCTAATTATATTAGTTTTTAA